GTGCCTGCTACTAATTCATCAGTAACAGATATTGATAGTGTAGTGTGGCCAACTAAACCACAATAAGGTAATATAAACATATGCATTGCGGAGGAATAAACATGCCATACAATTACGGTAAAAAGAAGTCTATGACTAAAAAAGCTAAACCTATGAAGATGTCTTACGGCAAGAAGAAGACTAAAAAGAAAAAGAAGTAGGTAACTATGAATAAGCTAGGAGTGCTTTGCGCACAAAAGGAAGTGTTGCACGGAGAACGTGCTAAAATAAGTTTAGATTTAGAAGTGTTATTGAACAACCCAACTAGTATTCCTGAACACGTAGAATATAGTGTTGAGTTAGATAAATTGGTTGGACAATTAGCAGAAGTAAACGATAAAATAAAAATCATTGATTTTTTAATATCAACATCGGAGAAAACAGATGGCAAGTAGAGATAAAGAAGGCCCAATGAAGGGTGATATAAATGGACAGCCCGTAAAAGAATATAAAATGGTACCTAAGCCATACGGAGCTCCTAGTGCTAATGATATTCCTTTGGAATACGATGACAAAATAAACTTTGAAGGTTTACCTATGTCCCCTGAAGAAAGATCAAAATACCCAGGCAGTGATTCTTTTGTAGGGCCTATGAGAAAAGTAAAATATAAGCCTGAATAATGATAAAAAAGAAAACACGTAGACCAAGAGTTGCTAAAAAACCTTCTATGAAGGTTAAAAAGAAATCTCTATCAAAAAGACAAGAGAATGCTATGAAGCGGCATTCAAAACATCACACTACAAAACATATGGCTTTTATGAAAAGACGTATGCTTATGGGAGATACCTTTAGAACTGCACACAAGAAGGCGCAGGAAAAAGTCGGTAAGTAGAGATGCCTCGTAACTATCGTAAAGAATACGATAATTATCACTCTAAACCCAAACAAAAGAAACGTAGAGCTGGACGTAATAAGTCTAGACGTATTATGGTGCGTTTGGGTAAAGCAAAGAAGGGTGATGGTAAAGACGTAGCACACAAGGATAACAACCCTCTAAATGCGAAAGTAAAGAATATTCGCATGGAATCAAAGAAATCTAATAGATCCTTTAAACGTACAAAAACTGCGCGAAGAAGGAGAAAATGACTGTAATTTCGTGTACTATTATAGGAGCCGCATTAATTATGGCTGGAGTTTTTTATATGGAATACATTTATAAATTTCTTACCAAAGTAAAAGAAAGCTATTCAAGCCTCATTAAATGGGGTCAACAAAGGTATAAACCGGAACCTCCTAAAAAGAGAGGACGTCCAAGGAAGAAGAAATAATGCCAAGGAAAAAACCAACAAAGAAAAAAACCACTAAAAGAAAAGGTGCAACTCCAACTAATCCAAGCTTGTATGCAAGAGTAAAGGCTGAAGCTAAACGTAAGTTTAAGGTCTATCCGTCTGCATATGCTAACGGTTGGTTGGTTCGTACTTATAAAAAACGTGGTGGTGGATATAGGTAATGGCTAAACCTACAGGCGGTTTGACTGCATGGTTTGGTAAAGGCCCTAAAGGTGACTGGGTTGATATTGGTGCACCAAAGAAAAAGGGCAAGTATCAAGCTTGTGGTAGAAAGTCTGCTAAAGGTAAAAGCAAACGTAAGTATCCAAAGTGTGTGCCACGGTCAAAAGCTCGTACAATGACTGCAGCACAAAAGCGCAGTGCGGTAAAACGTAAACGTGCAGCTGGTAATCCAGGTGGTAAACCAAGAAATGTAAAAACTATTGTCAGAAAGAGGAGAACAAATGCCCGCAAAAAGAAAAGGTAAGATGCCAGCAAGGAATAAGAAGAACTTTCGTTCTACGAAATCTGGTGCGGGTATGACAAAAGCAGGAGTAAGAGCATATCGTCGACTCAATCCTGGTTCAAAACTTAAGACAGCTGTTACCGGTAAGGTAAAAAAAGGTAGTAAAGCAGCAAAAAGAAGGAAGTCTTTTTGTGCAAGATCTGCTGGTCAAATGAAAAAGTTCCCAAAAGCAGCGAAAAATCCAAATTCAAGGCTAAGACAGGCGCGAAGACGTTGGAAGTGCTAAAAATTAGCACTTTTTGAAAAAACGGCTTCACCTAATCGCGCTGGTGAACGTTTCTCATACCACCTAATGTTCTAGGTATCAAAACCCCTATATTGCAGTAGAGGGCTTCTCCGTGCGTTGTGTGCGGTTTCCAGTTTTTAGCTGTCTAATGGCGTACTTTTCGTTGGCATTTCTTAGATTTATGAGTTTTTTCTCTATATCAGAGTATTTCCCCCATTGTCTAATCTCAAGTGCAGTCCTCCCGCACCCTTTACAACGATCGTCACCCCATTGTGTAACCGTACAAACACCAATGCATGGACTGTCTGCCATACTTGTGCACTTTCCTAGAGTTTTAGAAAGGTGTGTAAAATGTAATACGTCGTCACTCATCTTCTTTTATTGAATTAATAAGCCTATTTAAATACCATTGCGCTTTGAGTAGATCTTGTTTCTTGTTTTTGTTTTCCCACCGCCAAAGGTATTTCATAATATTCCCCTTACAGTAGTTGCAAAAACCTTCATTTGTCATACTCGCCTCGATAGCATCAATACACTCAATACCACCTTGGTTATAATGTATTGGCTTATTTACGGGATCAAATTCCATATTTCCTCCTTTATTGTAAACATATGTTGATTATTTTGTCTATAAATTGATCAGTTGTGCAGGCATGGGTTGTAAATTCATCTAAAGTAAAAAATTCTCTTTGGAACTCTTGACTTACAATACAACCCTCCGGGGACCCTAAAATGTAATACACAGGCATATTGTAGTCATACTGACGTTGCAACCAGGCACGCTGTTGTGCAGAAAGGTCAACTTTAATTTTAGATGTTTTTCGTTTAGGGAGTTTTTGTATGTATTTGTATTCAAAGAAAGCAAATCCTTTTGGACCTGAGTAGAAAGTGTCAGGCACACCTCCGTGATACGGATCGTTGATTTTCCACTTGTAAATTTCTTTAGGTAATTTTTTGTGGATTTTGTTGATGAATTCCTTTTCTCTCATTATGTAATACTTTTAACTCTGGCCAAGTGTAGAACTCTTGAGTTACATGATCCCAATATTGACCTTTGGGACATGTACAATTTATCTGTGGTTCTTTACAGCCTGGACATTCCGTGTACATATACATAATGAAAATTATACATGATGCGTACATGGTGCGACAGTATAAGTCGCACCTTGTATGCAAAATTAACTACTTAGAAACGCTTTCGAAAACTTTTTTAGCGCTTTCGTAGTCAACGTCAGTAACCCAGCCAACGTTCTCTACAGCAATGTTGTAGAACTTTTGGGCAGCTCTGTTTTGGGTTTGTGCAGAAGACATTTTCCAAAGAGATGAAAAACGATCTCCACCTAGGCGAGCAATTTGAGTATTCCATTCTCTTGACACTCTTAGCTTCGATGAAGCACAGTCAAAGATAAATGGCGTATCAAGTACACCCGTTTTCGCATCTTTCTTAATTAAAAGATGAGATTGAGTCTGAGTAATATCATAATCCTCAGGGTTCTCTTTTTGGGCTACGAGACTGTCGATGGCGTCTTTTTCAGTAGGATATATACCTGCTAAGCCTCCACCTTTCTCGCGTTTTTTCCAAGCGACAAACTCTTCAGTGAACTTTACGTTCATAACGTAGATCTCTCTTCCGTAGTTTTCTCTTGTAATGGTGTTGATAAAATCACCTGGCTTACTACCTTCAATATACTCACTGTGGTTTTCATCCACCTCATTGCTGAGTTGTTGAAGTTGTTTAACCCTAGGGGTTTGAAGATGGTCTGCAGTAACGTTTTCGTTACCTAAACCACCACCAGCCTCTACGTGTGCAGGGACTTTATCACTTACTAGTGCAATATCACTCATAGTACGTACTCCTTTTTTCGTTGATATTGGTTAATTACTTTGACCTGAAGTTAACTCGGGTCAATTCCGTTGATGTTACACCTGGCAAATCCATGCCAAGTTGTAACAGTTCTCTATAAGCAGTAGCTGACATACGTTTTTGCAGCAGCTCGAACTGTTTTGTATCGAGTATATGCTGGTAAACTTTATCCCAGTCTTCCACCGTAGGAACAATCTCTTCCTTAATAGAAAGAGTACACGCATCATTTCCTACTCGATCAATCCCTTGACCTTTTAGTGTAGTTGCGATTTGTGTTTCTAATTCTAGTTTCTTTTTCTTAAGAACCTTTTCATGTTCTAATAAACTAGCTAATTCTTTTCGCGTGTCCGCGAGATCATTCAACATGTCATCCATGTTTCGTATTTCGTCGTTCAATGTATTGTCTCCGTACCACGAGGTTGTGCAAGGTACACCCCGTCTGTTAACATCACCGCTTCCTTGCCGGCTTGTAAAATTAGTTCTTGTAACTCGGTTGGTTCTTTGTCTTCACGAGCTACGATTAGTTCTGACATTGCAAATACCAAAGCAGCTGCAATAGAATCGAGTGGTCGTTTCTTAAGTTGCTCCACTGTTTCTGTTATATCAAGATCAAGTTGTTCGAGTGTTTTCATTGGCATTTTGTAGTCCTGTTAGAATGTGGAGTAAATTCTCCATCTTTCCTAGTTTACCATTTAATTTTGCATACACATCTTCCTCCCAGGTTTTATGTGCTGCAATCAATATGGTTTCTGTTTTTTCTGTTTGGCTGGCTCTGTGTATACGTCTGTTAAACTGTTGAAAGTGCTCAGCATTGTATGTTGGTGAACACCAGATGGCTGTGGTAGCTTTTGTAAGTGTAAGTCCATGACCTGCAGATTGTGGATGACAAAACAACACACGTATCTGACCGGCCTGGAATCGTGCAACAATATCTTTACGTTTTTCTGCTGGGACACTACCATCGATAACTTCATACGAGAGCTTTTCTTTTTCAGCTTGTTCTATAAGTGCATCTCTCTCGTGTTTCCAATTGAATGCAACAATGCAATGCTTGCGTTCTTTGATAAGATCAATAACTAGATTGTAGCGTTCTTGATGAAAGTATTGTGTTTGTCCTTCATCATCGTAAACTCCCCCTGAGATAAGTTGTAGTAACTTTTTAACCCGGGCCCCTGCGTGTACAGCATTAATGGTACCTGCTTTGGTGTACAAGACACTCTCTTCAGCAAAGGTTTTGTACATCTGTTGGATCTCAGGAGAAAGATGTGTACGTACAGTACGGACAATATTAGGTGGTAAATCTACACAATCTTCTAGTTTGTAGCGAATAGTAATGTCGCTGAGCTTTTCTGCAACGGCTTCTTCAATGCCTGGTTTGTCTATCCATTCATTGGCAAAACCGTTGAATTTTGGTGTACATACTTGATTACGATAAGCAAAAAAGCGTTGACCCAAGTGCTCACCATCATCAACAAGTAATACAGGATGCCAGAGATCTAGAATAGAATTACTATTAGGAGTACCAGACATGGCAATCCTATAAGTAAAGTGTGAGATAAAAGATTTGAGATTCTTAGAGCGTTTGGCTTCTCTATTTTTAAACGCTGTGAATTCATCAATAACGATAATATCGAATCCTGCAAGGTAGTTTGTATTTCTATGTAGAAAATTGACAGCCTCGAAGTTAGTAATAACCATTTCGTACGCAGGGTCGGCAAATATTTTTTTACGATTTTTAGCATAAGCTACTCCATATTTAATATTAGGTTGAAATTTCTTTATGTCCTCAACCCAAGCTGCCTCAAGGATAGATAACGGCGCAAGTACAAGTACTCGTCCTGGAAGATTTGTAACAGCGTCGAGGACTGCTCTAGTCTTGCCAGTGCCGGGATCTGATGTAATAAGACAACGGGGGTGTGAAAGAATAAAGTTGGTAGTTTCTGTTTGATGCTCGTAAGCAGGGATGTGTTCCATGTTTCGTTCCTCATTGTTATTCGTTCGTTGTTAAACGGTTATTATACTTATTTCATACCCCATTCGCAAATCGGATGTTCTCCGTTTTTGAATGAACACCATCGACAGTTTTGTTTCGACGGATTGGGTGGAAACTTAGTTGCAGTAGTCATTGCTATTGCGCGTTCATGAAGGGTTGGCATAAATACCATAGCCTCATCTCTTGTGTAAGTTTGTTCCATAGTTGTTCCATGGTCCAGATACCAGATTTCTGTATTAGCACTTTCTAACTCAGGGTATCTCATAAAACTTCCTATTGCGTAAGTTAAAGCTTGCTGTGAGTGGCTTATCTCATTACCAAATTGTTTGCCTGTTTTATAATCAATAACTCGTGCTGATGTTTCTGTTTCGTGTACGATTGCATCTAACTTAACACGTCCCCATACTTCAGGAGCCATCCAACCACATGCTTCCCAATCAATGGTAAATCCCCACTCTCCTTCAAGTTCAACCTTTGCATCTGCAAAAAGGGTTTTGAGTTCTTCAAATTGTGATTCAAACTTTTTAAGAGTATCTGGAAACTCAGCGAGTTCTCCTTTTACATAATCTTCAGCTTGTTGGTGTATTTCTGTACCGCGTGCAGCTGCAGGTCCAAAGTCTTCTTGTACTTTTTTAACTTTAGCTATATAAGAACGGTAAGAACAGGTTTCGTAGGTTTTTAAAGCGGAGTGCGACCATGCGGGGATAAGTCCCATTTCCGTGGGTTTGTCCAGTTCTTTTACATTGATTAGATCTGGACGCTTGTTTTGTACAAGCTGAGTCATTTAAAAAGTATTAACTCCGTTTAATTAATTGTAAATCGTTTTCTTCAAAATGATTATCAATTACTTCTTGCCTAACATTATTGTCTAATTTCCAAGTTAATACAACCCCTCGCACAGTTTTACTTTGTATGCGCTTGACAGAAGTAGAAATATTTAGTCTAGACATTGCTTTAGTAAAGTCTCTTTGAGATAACTTATTACGACTATCTGTAAGTATGTCATACACAAGTTTGAAATGAGTCATAGGTATACAAGATTCATGACCTAATTTAGCTACCCAATCTTTTACGTAACGTTGCGCTGTACTTATACCACCGGCGTCAAAAGTATTTGTAAGTGGGATTTCTAATATATCTATAAAATATTCAAGGTTGCGTTGTCTAATTGCAAACGCAAATTCTTCAAGTACTGACATAGATATTTCTTTCATTTGTATCTTAGCTTCGTTTTCTAAAGCTGTATGTGCCATACGATTATCAACTTTAAACTTAGTTAATACTCCTGCTAGAGTGTATAACTCAGCATCTAAAGTATCTAATTGATTAAGTAATTCTGGATAAACTTTTTCTAGTTTTACTTCTTGCCTAGGGCCTACGTTGTAACGACGATCGCCATCTTCTATTTTAACTGCGTCCCCTCTGTTAGTAAGAAACAAAAAGTTACAGAAACTTGGTAGCTCAATTTGGTTTGTACGCATTGCTCGAATAGTAAGATTAGGTTCTGTTATTTGGTGTTTTAGTTTGTCAGCCATCTTACCTACAGAGCCAGAGTCTGCCATCCTAAATTCATCAACTACAAGAAAGAGTGCGGTACGCATATATAAGTTGAATTGTTCTTCTATGTTTTCTAATGCGCGCATTGGGACTTGTTGTTCGCCAAAAAGTGGTTTAAGTACTTTATGAATTAATAAACCTTTACCGGTACCAGGAACACCTGTAAAGATCCACGCTGTCATGGTCTTACGTTTGTTTTGGTAAATGTATGCTAACCAATTAATGAAGTGTTCGAATTCTGTTTTACCCCCACCAAGAACATGAGACAGTAACTTAGCAAATAGTGGTGTTGCTACATGGAGTTTGTTAGCTGTCCCATATTCTAGTTCGGGTGCAGACGAGTCTTCTTTTAACATATAGGATGTTTTCCTATATAAGTTTACATAGTATGGAGCTTCTTCTAACTGAATACCTTGATTAATAGACGGGTCAAAAACAACCCTAGCATCAGGAATGTAATCGAGGGGAGGACGATTATGAGACCGCATAAAATCATCAATCGACTGTTTATTTGTCGGAGTAAGCGGGTAGTCGTCTGTGAATTGTTCAATTGTTTCATCATAGATTCCGTTGTAATAAGTGTCAGTGTAAAAGTCACGTAATGCGACTGGTTTTAACTTTTTATCTTGATCTATTTTATCTGCAAATATTTCAAAGATATTTTTATAAAAGTCTGGATCTGCTTTTTGTATTTCCCAAATGGGTTCACCTTTGAAGTTATACATGTAATGTGGGTTTGTTAATAAAAAATAATATCCACCACTGTCACCCCCATTTACATTACAGTTAACATAAGGTTCAGCTACTCTACTTACTTCGATGGTCATCTTATCAGGGTTTTGTAATACCTCTTGGGCTTCTCCTGCTATATTGACGGTTGTTGTTTTAGTAGCTTTCTTTGGTAAGTTTGATTTTTTTCTTAAGTTATCTTTTATTTGCACGCCTAAGTTGTGAACACGCTCAGGGTTAACTGAAAATAATAATGTAGAAAGATCTAAGGTAGACGAACTACGGTCGACTTTTACAAATCTAGGACCTGTGATTGGATCTTTTACATCACCTATAAAAGTTGGTGGCGCAATATAAATAATTTTTGAGTTGTCAGCTACACCCGGGTCAAGTTTGTAAGATAAGCTTTGTCCGTTTGCAGATAAAGTTAAACGCTCTGCTAAAAATTCAGTTTCGTAATTTAATAACTTAAGTGTTTCTTTAAGAACTTTTGGATGTATAGAATTTTCTAGAA